TACCCTTGGCATCGCTTCTGTCAAGAGTTGTAATGAGAGCCTTACCCGTGTAATACTTGGTAGAAGGAGCGGTCCATCCTTCTTCCGGCACACCGTCATTGGTGATATTTGTCGGAATTCCGCAAACCAAAGTCACTTCTTCACCAGCGATGAACATGTCATAGAGTGCATCGTAGCTTTCCACATCAGCATCTGCACTAACCAAAGCCTCAGTAGATGCCTCCCAACTCATCTTGGTAATGACACTTTCATCCCACATACCATCATCTTTGCTGGCTGCATCACTTGTTTCTGCATTCAACGTAAGTTTATGGCTAGTGGCCAATGCGGTTGCTTCACCATTCACAAACACCATAAAATCCTTACCATTCAAAACTTTTGCTTTCGACATATCTAATAAGTTTTAATATTAAACTCTAATTCTCTAGTATAAACATCTCCGTCAAGCGCCCCTCTGTAACTAACAAATTCAGAACTTAATATAATGAAATCATCATAAACATAATCCGAATCTTCCATTTCCTTTCTAACTTCTTCAGCTAGTTCTATAGATGAATCACCATCTAACGAGTATATGTTTATATTCACATTACAATTATACGTTCCTCCATCTTTAGTTCCTTCATCCGGCTGTACCGTATAACTGAATATCATGTAAGGGAAATCCGCCTCTCTGTTTAATCCTTCAAGATAAATTCCCCCTTTCACTTTCCTTTCTAGCCTTGACAATACGCTTTTAATGTGCTTCCCTACTAATATGCTCATTTCCTAATACCCTTTGCATTTAACCATTTATAATAATGAATAATTGTTTCTCTCAACACTTTCTCCGCTTCTGCCCTTTTCGTAAAATACGCTTGCATGAAGAATCCGGTATATCGGATATATCCTCTATATCCTCCTTTCCCTTTCCGGGTAATCCCCCTTCTTCCTTGTCCGTATCTTCTATAACTTTTCGTGTATCTATCTTTTGTACCAGTCGCAAAGAATCTCACAATGTAGCTTCTATTTTCAATACCAAACTCATCTAACTTCCTCTTTGTAGACTTTCTTTTGTCCGGAAGAATATCGACTCTTGCACCTTTTGCATCCTTGTACACTGATACCCTGACAAACCGAGTTAAATGCTGAGTTTTCAAAGGTTTCCCGGTTGCGTGGTTTACAACACTTTTCATATTTAGTTGCGCTTGCTTCTGAATGATTCTTGCTCCTTTCCTTAGACCAGTCCTGAATATTTTTTTTACTTCAGAATTGCTAGTTTTTAAAGCATTAACCATTCCATTGAAACGCCTCATGTCTACATGAACATATTCGTTATTCATTGATCAACTCACACATCATTATCGTTTGACTATTCCTTCTGTCATGATAGCGGCTCTGTATGTAATAGATACCATCAGAACACTTCACACGCATCTGAGGTTCAATCGTCCTCCGTAAATGAGTGGTTATCTTTACCAAGTGAGTATTTACTACTTCGTAATTCTCCACCACCCGGTCTCCACCTCGATAATCTATCGTTGCACGTAGTGTTGTCACATCCTCCCATTCCTGTTTGGCTGTCCCGAACACTTCCTCAGCAACCGGCTTCAACCGTTGGATGGTTACTACATCATTCAGAAGACCCGTTCTCATAACGTGAAATTTCGGTATAGTTGGGTCAAATACTTTACACCGTACTCCAATGGCCTTGTCTGTACGGTCGTAATATCCTCACGATTGGTGTAATAAGCCCCGATAGTCAGCAATATAGCCTGAATCAGAGGTGCCGGCAGACTTCCACCCTTGTTGATGGAAGCCATACCATCCACATCCATACATAGTTCAGCCGCAACCTTTTCCTCGGCCACATCAATCAATGCCTCGATGTAGTGGTCATCATCGGTAAAGGCATCCTCTATATTCAGATGCCTTTTTGCCATTTCAAGTGTTGCGTAATTGCCCATGATTACTTCAACTTAGCAGCCACAAACGATTCTTCACGGATGACACCCATATTCCAGTATGAGTTCACGACCAAACGAATCATACCTCTAGTATTCTGAGTGTACGGGTCAACTTGCAACTCAATCGCACCCCACTGACCGATGAAGAAGTCGCTCCAATTACCATACACGATGATGAAACCTTCTGCGTCATCTCCTCCTACGTTGTTGGTGCGTAGTGCCTTGTAGCCGTTCAAGAAGTTTTGGCCATCATTGCCATAGATGAAACCACCGGCACCACTCGCATCCTTTACCTTGGTCTTTGCCTTACCTACCAATTTCGGATGCATCACATAGGCCAAGTTACCAAACAATGCGTTACTTGTATCTACAGAAGTTTCCATGCCCACGATGGTAGCCCAGTCGAATTGGCCTGCATCCGGAACAACCGAAGCAAAGATACCGTTAGGAATAGTATCATCTGCACCTTCGCCACTGAATGCGGTTTTTTCAATCTTCTGTGCAATGGCATTGGTAATCAATTGTCGGATGATACCTTCCACATCTCTGTTCTCTTGAATCAAGAGCTGTTTGCTGATGTCCACATAAGCGGTCAAACGCTTAGGAGAGAATACAGGACCCTTGGAGAATGAGTTGGCACCATCTTGCGCCTCATCGGTTTCACCTTCCCAATATACATTGGCTTCTGTTGATTTTGGCCATGAAATGTTACCAGTCAATCCGGTCATGTATCGTGCACCGGCCTGAGCCAATACCAACGCATTTTCAAGTGGGAAAAGCATTTCTTGCTGTTCTTCGTTTACCAATACACCTGTATCGCCACCAGCTGTCAAAGCTGCACGATACGACATAGGAACTACCAACGAACCTTCTTCCGCTACAATTCCATTTCTTTTGTTCAACTTCACAGCTTCGTCAATCACACACTGCTCAGCCGCACCTTGCGCCTTTCCGCTCATCTGAGCCAAAATCGCCTTTCTCAATGAGAAATTTTCCATCTTTTTATTGATTTTCTTGGTTGGTTCTTGTCTGTTTTCTTCAATCACTTCCTCGATTTCCACATTGATTTCTGCCATTCTTGACTGAATGTTTCTCAACTCTTCGTTTTCCTCATCGTTGAACATTCTCTTTTCAGCCTTGGCACCATCAATGATGGCTTTGCTACGAAGGGAAAGCTGGGCTTTCTCATCCTTCAACTCTGTTACACTTTTCTTCTTCATATTAATCACAACTTAAATTTGTTTTCCATCTCTTCAAAATAGCTTTCCGGCATCACATTGGCCTCAGCCGCAAGCCTAGCTTCTTCCAATTCCTTTCCTCTCATGTAAACCGATGTTTTGCTATAGGCCGCATTATAAACCGGAGAAACATCATACAATTCATCAAACTGAATGATGTTTCGTTTCCATGTGCCATCTTCCTTCTTGGTCCACTTGTCTTCTCTTACCGTAAACGCAAAGGATGATTGGTTGATTTCCCCTCTTCTTAAGTTCTCAAGCAGCTCATCACCCAATGCCGTTCTCGGAGCATCAAAGGTGTACTTCAATCCCTTTTCATCCACTTCAAGGGTCAAACTTCCTTCACCCATGTTGCTTCTAGCCAAGATGCCACGTTCTTTCTGATGATTCATCAGCGCAAATACATCGCTTCGGCTGATCACTCCATCCATCGAACTAGGTTCTATCACTTCCTCGAAACTTAGTTTGTCCGATGTCGTGTTGAACAGCAAGGCATACCCCTCCACCTTCCGGCTTTCGGCATCTCCTTGTCTCAGCACTTTTCCAATCGTATTTCTAATTTCTAGTTTTTCCATACAATCACTCTTTATTCATTAACCATTTTGTTGTCTGACAATTCATTTGGTTTCTGCTTGGCTGCATTGTCAAGCGTCTGCACATTTACCTGTACAAATGCCTTGTCTCCATTCTCCATGCGTCCCAAGTTGTTTTCCCGTCTCACTTCGTTAGGAGTGGCTGCACCGATATTGAACAATTCTTTCCAATAGGTCGCCTGTGCGCTCTTGTCCGTTCTCAGGATGGCAGATGTATCAAATTCGGCCACCACCTTACCACGCTCACTAGGAAGAAATACCTTCCGGTTGATTTCCTGTTCTATCTTCGTGATTACTGCAAGAGCCGTGTCGGTCAAGTATTGCAACTGCGTAGCCTCAACGGTCGAATAGCTGGACTTGCTAAGGTCGAAAGCCTTGACCGGAGACACTGAGAAGAATCTACAGATATCCACCACGTTGAATTGTCGGCTTTCCAAAAGTTGGGAATCACTCGGAGAAATGGAAATCGGCTGGTACTTCATGTTTCCTTCAAGCACCGCAATCCCGTTGGGTTGACCAATCACCGGGTCGGTACGTTCTCTCCATGTCTTGTATATCTGGTCTTTCTGTTCCTTGTTCAGTCTCGCACCCTCCACCGTCAGAATACCGCTCAACTGACCGCCCGAATCATAAAATCCCTTGGCAGATTCTTCTGCACTCGTGGCAATGGACAATGTTTGTCGGGCATGTTCCAATGTCGAGATACCATTTATCCCGTCATAGCTGAAGTTCAGTACATGGATCATGTCTCTAGGCTCTACCAATTCCTTGAAACCCGTAATCTGATACCGCTTTCTCAGCACCCCCTCACGGTCGGTTATCCATACGATTTGAACCGC